AGAGAAGCAGCCGACATTGTTAAGAATAATATTCCCAATTACGATTTCGTTTCAGACTTTGTTAAGGGCACACGTAAATTACCTTTAGGAAATTTCGTATCGTTCCCTGCAGAGATTGCAAGAACAGGAACGAACATTGTTGAACGAGCTTTAAGAGATATTAATTACACAATTAAATTACCTAACGGACAATCGATAAAACCTTTTCAAGGCATAGGTTACACAAGATTATTTGGCTTTGGTGTAACGGTTGCCGCGGTTCCTTATGCAACGACAGAAATGTTCAAGGTACTTTATGATGTGACTGATGAAGAACAGGCAGCGATCAGAAGATACGTAGCGAAGTGGTCCAAGAATTCAACGATCCTTCCAATCAAGGATCCGGAAACAGGAGAGTTTAAGTATGTGGATTTCTCTCATGCCAATGCTTACGATACTTTAGTAAGACCCGTTCAAGCAGTGGTCAATGCAGTAGCCGACGGAAGAACAGACAACGACGGGATCATGGATGATTTCATGTTGGGAACATTTACAGCCATGAAAGAATTTGCTTCACCATTTATTAGTGAATCAATCTGGACCGAAGCTGCTTCCGATATTATTATGAGACAAGGAAGAACAAGAGACGGATTTGAAGTCTATAATGAAAACGATAATCCTGGAAATAAAACACGAGCTATCTTTAAACATTTAGTGGATGCTCAAATGCCTTTCTCTTATCCTCAACTTAAAAGACTATTCAGAACCATTGAACCTGTCAATGTCATTACTAAAGGTAAGTATGATGAGTATGGACAAGACTATGAGTTTGGTGACGAAGCTGCAGGACTGTTTGGATTCAGAGCCGTTCAAGTTAACCCAGGTCGAACGATGAAGTATAAAGTTGCCGACTACCAACAAGGTGTTAGAAAATCTGGATCGTTGTTTACTAGAGTTACTTTAAAAGGTGGACCCATTGAACCAAGAGAAATTGTAGACGCTTACATCAATGCTAATCGATCTTTATTCCAAGTTAAAAAAGATCTTAAACTAGACATGGATGCGGCAAGAATATTAGGAATTTCAGAAGAAAAATATGAGCAGGCTCTCGGTAGAGTATCTTATGTGGAACAGAACTCAATTGATGAAGGGATATTCAGACCCTATACTATCTCTGCTAAGGTCCGAGAAGCTTTCCAAACTCATGCAGATGAGATAGGTGTCCCTAATCCTTTGGATGCAGCTTACGATCTTATTTCTGATATTGAATCTCAACTATCTGATGCCTCTTTAGATGATCTGTTTCCTAATATACAGAATCCATTAATGCCTAGCATTATGGACCAAGGAACTATCCCTGGCCTTAATACGGGAACTCCATTAAATTTACCTAGTGTAAACCCTCAAGCACTAACAAATCAGGGTGGAAATATTAATTATAATCAGTTAACAACACAGCAAAAAATTGATAGGCTCTTCGGCAATATTTAAAAAATTATGACACCAAAAACTACTAGAGAACATATTATATCTTTGCATGGCCACGTAACTGGCTTGAAGAAAGATATTGCAAGCATCAAAACCAATCACCTGAAGCATATGTACATGAGTATGAAGGGTTTGAGTGGGAAGATAGATAAAATCTATTGGATTCTTTTAGCAACGGTAGGAGCAGTTGCGTTTCAACTAATCAACTTACTGATTAAAACTATTTAAATATGCAGTTATCAAAAAATTTTAGTCTTGCAGAGCTATGCAAGTCACAGACAGCGATCAGGATGGGGATGGACAACAACCCTAGTGAGGATGAGACGGAAAATTTAAGACTGCTCTGTGAGAGGGTCCTACAGCCCATTAGAGACCACTTCAATCACGTTGTGACCATTTCCTCGGGATATCGCAACGAAATTTTGTCAGCTAAGATTGGCAGCAGCAGGACGAGTCAGCATTGCTCAGGAGAAGCGGCGGATTTTGAGATCTTTGGCACTCCAAACAACGAAGTCAGTGACTGGGTCAAAGAGAACCTGATGTTTGACCAACTTATCCTTGAATATTGGGAACCAGGACAGCCCAACTCTGGATGGGTGCACGTAAGCTACAAGAAAGAAATCAATAGTAATAGAAAGGAATATTTAATGGCAATCAAAACGGATGGTAAAACTAGTTACAAACCCATTTTGGGATTGTCAACCGATCGCTACGCAAAGTAAAAAAAACCGATAAAATTTCTGAACAACTTTTTACTATCATCCCAGAAAATGTAGGATTAAATATATCCTAGCCAACCGGTTAGAATATACTTTTCATGATGCTTGGTGATTTGACCTTTATGCGTGTGGGTGAAATCTGAGGGCCAAATCAGCGTGAGACCTTTTTCAGCAGGAACCGTGAGTTCTTGATATTTGAAATGGGTACCGGCCTCAGGGACCGTGTTTAAAAAAGTCATAAAGACTAAACATCGGTTATCTTTTCTTTCTCGTTCACAATGCCAAATTTTAAATCCTTCTCCTGGTTTATAGTGTTGAATCTGAGGTGATTCAATCATTCCAAATTTATCGAAATGCTGAACTTCTGGATATTTTTGTCCATACTTATGGATGACTTCCTCTAAATATTTTCTATATTCTTTAAAAAAGAGGTGGTTATAATCAGGATGAAGAGCTAGTTCAGTAGATTTTTTTTCATCCGGATCGATACGTAGAGGGGGACCTATTACTCCTGGAGCCTGATGTTCTTCGTTATCCTTAAAAATTTGAATAAGCTCCTCGCAAATATTTGAAGGAATATACCATCCGCCTATACAAGTATTTTGGGGTAAAACATATTCTTTTAAATCCATGACTTTAATTCTTCTCCCATGATTTTAGTGGCAATATTTATTTTCTTCCTAAGAGCTTTAACGATTCTTTCGTCAATAGTATCTTCTACGAAAAGATCAATATACGTCATAGGAAAATGTTGACCAATCCTATCAATCCGAGCTTCAGATTGTTGACGTTTTTCTAAATCATATCCATTAGAATAATAAATCATCGTAGATGCAGCTGTTAGTGTTATTCCATACCCACCTGTTTGAGTGGTTCCAACTATAAACCTGACTGGATTAGTCGGGTTTTGAAATTTTTCAATATTATCTTGGCGCTCATTCATAGGAGTTTTTCCATAATACGTTACTACTGAATTATCTCCGTATTCTTTTTTAATATGTTCCACGATTGTTTCTACATCGTACTGGTAATGGGCCCAAATAACAACTTTTCCGTGTATCTCTTTTAATGTGTCTAATAGTTCAGTTGTTCGATTATTTTTTATAGGTTTGATAGTTCCATCATCAGCTGTGAAATGACCACAATTAATTTGTTGAAGTCTCATAAGTTGAGTTAAAACAGTAGCCGTCGTCATCATCTTTCCGTCCATTTGAGCCAGTGCCAAATGTTTCATTTGTTTATAAACTTTTTCTTGTTCAGGTGTTAATTTAACAATTCTCTTCATATACGTTTTAGCTGGCAGATCTAAACATTCATCCTTCAACACTCTGTAAGAAAAGGCCTTTAATTTTTCAGCCAATTCTTCAAGATGTCTGTATCCTACTACTATTTGAACAGACCGGCCCCCAAAGTTAGCAGTTCTCATGACAGCATAACGAGTTCTAAAAGTATAATAAGAAGTATGCCCCAATAATTCTGGTTCTAAAAAATCACATTGTTTATAAAGATCTAAGGGAGATTTAGTAACCGGTGAGCCTGTAAGTATTCTTCTGTATTTTGCATGTTTACTTAGGGCGCATATATTTTTAGTACGTTTAGCGTCAGGGTTCTTAATGGTAGTACTTTCATCAACGGCGAATAACGTATTATGGCAACTTAGAAATTTATAGGCAAAATCGACTCCCTTTTGAGTAGAAAACGATTCTACATTCATAATTAAAATATGAAAATCTTCTCCCCCTTCAAACAAGACACTTAATTTTTTTTGTTGTTTTTTATTTATAAGAGCTTGCCACAACACTACCTTGTGTTCGATATGGTCCGGAAAATGGGTAGGTATTTCCTGGTTGTACCAGGTTCCTATTACTCCCTTGGGGGCGACAATTAACGCCCCATTAATTTTTCCCTGGTCGTAAAGCACAGCCATGTTGTCTAGTAAAACTTTTGATTTACCAGTACCCATTTCCATAAAATATGCAAAATAAGGTGTGTTACAGGAAACCTCTAAAGCTTTTAACTGATGCTTATAGGGCGTCGTTTTAAATTTATAATTCATCTTTCTTTCTATTGACTTAATATATAAGACATATTATATTGTTTGTCAATGTTAGAAAGAATAGTGTACGTTATACAAGAAATTCCAGGTACCCAATCGGGCAGCCCTAAAATAAACATTATGGGTGCGTCTAAATACGGGGAATTTAAATTTTTATTGCCTGAATTTTCTCAAATAATTTTTTCTCCAGGTCCTTTAATTTTTAAGTTAAGAAAAGCTTTAAAGGATTTTAATGAGGAAGATTATTTGTTATTGACAGGTGATCCTGCAATTATAGGTGTGGCATGTTCTATCGTTTCTGATATTACCAACGGTAAATATCAATTATTAAAATGGGATAAACAAGAAAGAAAATATTATCCTATTAAAATTAATCTACACGAGAAAGGAGAAATTAATGAATAATATTGATTTTGAACAAGACCAGAGAAAGGACTTAGATTCTGTAAATGAATCTAATAAATTATCTGATCAAGTAGTTAAGCTAACGACTCTAGAAGATGAATTAGCTAACAAAGAAATGGAACTAAAAGAACTTAAAAGAAAAGTGGAATTAGTTTCAGGAGAAGTCATTCCTACAATGATGCAGGAAATGAATATCTCCACATTAAAACTCGCAGACGGATCTTCAGTTGAAGTTAAACCCGTCTACGGTGCTTCTATTCCGATTGCAAAAAAGGAAGAAGCATTTAAATGGCTTCGAGACAACGGCCTAGGTGACCTTATAAAAAATGAGGTTACTGTTGCTTTTGGTCGTAACGAAGACACCAAGGCTAGCGATTACGCTACCCTTGCACAAGGTCAAGGGTATGAACCTGTCCAGAAACTAAAGGTTGAACCTATGACACTTAAAGCATTGGTCAGAGAGCGACTCGAAAATGGACAAGAAATGCCTTCTGATCTTTTTAACCTGTTCACGGGCAACAGAACAAAAATAACAAGGAAAAAATAATCATGAACAAAGAACAAGGAAACATGACAAAAAAAACCGATGCTCCTCTTCCAGCTAATATGTTTGAAGAAGATGCAGCAAAAGGTTTAGGTAATATAAGTCAACAAGACTTAGCGTTGCCTTTTTTAAAAATCCTGGCACAGTTATCACCTGAAGTAAATAAAAGGGATGGTAAATATGTGGAAGGTGCAGAAGCAGGAATGATTTACAATTCTGTTACTGGAGAGTTATATAACGGGGTGGATGGCATTAATGTTATTCCAGCTTTTTATAAACTTGAATATCTTGAATGGAAGGATAGAGGAGAAGGTTTAGGTGCACCAGTTAACATCTACCAATCGTCATCCGACATCATGTCAAAAACCAAAGCAGATGCAAATTATAAAGATAGATTACCTAACGGTAATTATATTGAAAAAACTGCATCACATTTTGTGATTATCTTAGGAGATAGTCCTTCAACCGCGTTGATTTCTATGAAATCTACTCAATTAAAAATTAGTAGAAAATGGAACTCAATGATGAATGGTTTAAAAATAAAAGGTTCAAACGGATTATTTACTCCGGCATCTTTTAGCCATATTTACAAACTAAAAACAACTCAGATGTCAAACGACAAAGGCACTTGGTTTGGATGGGAAGTAAGTAAGGTAGGACCAGTCACTGATAATTCGCTTTATCAGCAAGCCAAAACGTTTTCTGAAAACATTTCCAAAGGAAGTGTTAGAGCAAAACATGGCGAAGAAAAACCGAAAGGGTCTGAAGCTCATTTCTAATTTTCTCTAAGGAGAAAATCATGCATGACGTGGGCCTGAAGGGAGACTGGAGGGCCCATGACAAGATATTATGGAAAAGAAATATATACAGATTTTTGATGGTTATAAAGGTGCCTATGGTGTCGCTAATATTAAGAATGCCTATGTTGATCCAGACAGCGGTAAACTTAAATTAAAACCAGGAGACTATCGCTGGAACTATGGGGAACTAACTGATCAAATCTATACTGATCATTTAAACGGAACCAAATCAATTGGAATTCAACCCTGTAACGAAGAGGGTGAAACTAAATTTGGTCTCATTGACATAGACCCATCTAATTACGAGCATTTCGATAAAAAATTTATTATAGACAAAATTCAAGAATACAAACTACCTCTCATACCTATTCTATCCAAAAGTAAAGGGCTTCATTTATATATCTTTATGAAAAAGTTTGTTGATGCATCCACCTTAAAATCTTTTTTAAGTAATCTTCTTCCTTTATTTCAACTCAAATCCGACACAGAGATTTTTCCCAAACAAACCCAACTGACTCGTGATCTCGAAAGAGGCGGGGTGAGACCAGGACAATTTATTAACCTACCTTATTTTAATAAAACAGAAAGAAGAGCTTTAAATATAGATGGAACAGAATTTCCTTTTGAACAATTTATCCCTTTAGTTGAATCTAATTTAGTTGATCCAGATGAATTAAATAAAATTACCGAAGGCATTGATCAGGCAATCTACGAAGGAGCTGACGATGAATTTAAAGATGGTCCTCCTTGTCTAGCTACACTTAGCAGGATTATGAAGAATCCAGCCTTTGATGGCAAGGACAGATTTATGTATAATTATCATGTATTTGTGAAGA